ATGCGCCGTTATAAATTGCTTTCGCAATACGGCGTTTATGCAAACATACGTGATGACCATTCCAAGAACCGTGAGCAAGCGCGCCTTAAGGATTATGATCGAAAAAAACGACTGTAAAAAATGGGTGATCGGTAAGGAGGAAGGAAAAAATGGATACAAGCACTGGCAGATCAGAATCGAAACAAGCAACGACGATTTCTTCGAGTGGATGCAGGATCACATCCCAACCGCACATGTCGAGAAGTCCGAAAACGGAGTGGATGCATGCAGATACGAAACCAAGGAAGGACAATACGTCATGTATTCAGACCGTGTTCAAAATCTGATGCAGAGATATGGCGCCTTCAGACCTAACCAGAAACGGGCCATGCAGGCCCTACAAGCCACGAACGACCGTCAGGTAGTGGTATGGTACGACGAGACGGGAAACGTCGGTAAATCGTGGTTTACGGGGGCATTGTGGGAACGCGGGTTGGCGTACGTCACACCGCCGACAATCGACACGGTGAAGGGGCTCATCCAATGGGTGGCGTCGTGCTACATCGACGGCGGATGGAGACCGTACGTCATCATTGACGTACCGAGAAGTTGGAAGTGGAGCGAACAACTCTATTCGGCGATAGAGAGCATCAAGGACGGCCTGATCTACGACACACGCTACCATTCGAGGATGATCAACATACGCGGAGTAAAAGTACTCGTCATGACAAACACCATGCCGAAGCTCGACAAGCTATCCAAGGATAGGTGGTGCATATGCACCTTCTGAGGAGGCCGAGGGGGCTCCTTTTCGTAACACTAGCGGAGCCCCTTCTATACCCCTTTAGGGGTATAGGGGGATGGAGGAAAGACCCCTACGCTGAGAACGTTCCACTGGGGGGGCTACCGCCCGTTCGGGGGCCCTTACCCCACAGTAGACAGGGGTGGTTTACGGTTCTTTGTGATACTCGATACGTGCATCGAGCCAATCGCGGACTTTGATCATGATTTTCATGATTACCTTCATTCGTACAACCTCTTGATGTTGGACGACACGTAGTTGAGTGCGGATCCATATCCACCAGCGGACATACGAGCGGGGTAGATCACCTTTGACCAATCGAGACCGCGGTTTCTCAGGTAGTCGTCGTAATAACGATAATTGTCAACGGTAGTAAATAGACCACCGACCACAGGAAGACCAGAAGCAAGATAATTTGCCTGATTCCATGCACCTTTGACCGCATCATCGCCGTACATACTCCTGAAGATATCGCCAATAGGATCAGGATTTCCGAATCTATCCGTCATATTCCATCCATCACCTTCGTTACATCAGCACCGTTCGTATCGACCATGCCTTCAGTACGGGCCATGGCCTTTGACTGAGCAGCGTAATCGGTTCCGCAGGAGACGTCTCCAATCGCGGCAAGACTGTGCCAATTGAGGATGTCAGCCTGAGACCTGATCTCGGAAAACTCGACAGTCCAAGTCACCTTCAACCTGTAGTAGGGCTGGTTGAGTTTCGCAGGAGGGAGAACGATCATAGCGACATAGGCATTCATGCTCATGTCCGAGAGATCACTCTTACCGGCTACGTCTCCGATCAGGTAGTACTGTTCATTGGTTCCGAATCTGATCGTAGGGAAACGGGGCATGCGAACCGCTCCACCGCGCATCCATTGAACCGTACCGACCTTTGCAGGAGAGGCTTCAGTATTGGAAAGACCAGTGAACTCCGAATCGAACTGCTTTCCGATTCCATTGGCCGAGGGCATTGCGGTATTAACATTGACCGAGAACACAAGGGGATAGAGTCCACGCATCTCAAGTCCAGCCTGAGGCATGGCCTTCTTCCATCCGTCACTGTTAGAGAGGAGACCGTAGTACAACTGGAACTGATCAACCTCAGCTTCATTAAAGGTGAACGAGGTGTTGTTGAGGTCTATGACCGAGTTCTTATCGACTGCACCATTGAGAATCGCGCCTGACTGAAGGAACGCGAGGAAGTTGTTCATGGACTCATTCGAGACCGCCCTATAGAGGATGGGGTTGAACATGTCCTGAGGGGCAATCGCACCAGCTTCCTGTCCAATCTGGAGAGGGTCGGCAGGGAGCATGGAAGCACATGCGAGAGCAACATCGCAAGAAACGAACTTGGCGTACTTGAAGTTCTGAATCAGTCCGCCGTAGTGACGGGTGATCAGGTTGCCTTTAGGGGTATGGATACCAACGATACCCATTTTTCCGACCTTAGTAGAAAGGTCGTAAGTCTCCGAAACACGAACCATTACCATGTCAGTATCTCCTTCTGTAGTACCTGCGACCGTAAGTCCTTCTTCCGTAAGTTCTGCGCCTTCTGTAGTATGCCATTACAAACATTACTCCTTTTTGTTATAGTCGTAAACGACGTAAGGTAATCTA